TGCTAGTGGCTGGTTTTTAGGTGGGTTGCCCTTGCCCCTCAAACCCTTTCCGGCACAAGGGGTTTGAGATGAGCCCCTTAGGACCACCTGGTAGGGTGACTCCCGTTGCGGCGCAACAGGGCTCTCTAGAACCGTTTTTGGATAATGAGGGACCAAGAAGTAGGAGCGCACCCGGTTGCGCGAGTTGCGCAACCACTCGATTCTGGGCGGGCTAACGTTCAACCATCTAAAGCCCCCCGCATGGCAGCAAAGCTGAGCCCAGCGATGGCCAACCGCATCGAGGTGTGGCCCATCGACAGGCTGGTTCCCTACGAGCGCAACGCACGAACACACAGCCCTGAGCAGGTAACTCAGCTGGCTGCCTCCATCGTGGAGTTTGGGTTCGTTAATCCGATACTGGTGGACACCGACTCTGGTGTGATCGCAGGTCACGGGCGACTATCAGCCGCCCGTGATTTGGGGTTGGATGAGGTGCCCGTAGTGGTGCTGGACCACCTGACCCAAACTCAGCGCAGGGCGTACATCATTGCCGACAACCAACTGGCGCAGAACGCCGGGTGGGACATGAGCTTGCTCCAGCAGGAGGTTGCCGGGCTCCAGCTCCAAGACTTCGACCTAAGCCTGCTGGGCTTTGACGACGACACGCTCCAGGAGATCACCAACTTCCTGGACAAGGACGACCCGACCACCGAGGGCGGCGAGCACGACTACGGCGATGACGACGGCACTCGCACCGAGGAGGAGGAGGCAGCCGAGGTCGTTAAGTCCGATGGGTCGCTGCTGGCCCTGGTGGACATCACCATCGACGAGCCCAAGCACCAGGTGGAGAACGGTGATGTTTGGAAGGTGGGCCCCCACCTACTGTTCATCTGCTCGGTCATGACCGACTGGGAGGTGTGGGTGAAGTACCTCAACAGCGAGGACGTAATCTTCTGCCCCTACCCAGGTCCGTTTGTACCCCTGGGCGATAAGGCCGAAAATCACGTGCTGGTTATGGTGCAGCCCGACCGCTACGTGGCAGGCCACCTGCTGGACCGCTACTCCGAGATCAAGGGCGCTGACACCATCAAGAAAGCGGGGGCGGCATGAAGCGCACCGGCGGACGATGGAATCCCAAGGAGGAGAACGTCTACTTCATTGCCAGCAACGTGAACTCGTTGGTGCATGGTGCAAAGTCTCACGACTACCTGCTGGTGGCCGTAAACGAGATTGCCACCGACGAGGACATGGAGTGTATCGAGCGGTGGTGTGACGAGGGCAAGCGGATGTTTATCGACTCGGGGGTGTTCAACCTGGCCAACAACCACGCCAAGATCCACGGGATGCGAATGGACGAGGCGCTGGCCCTGGCACCGGACAAGATCGATGGCTTTGGTGAGCTGTTCGACCGCTACTGCACTTTGATAAAACGGCTTGGCGACAAGGTGTGGGGCTACATCGAGGTAGACCAGGGCGGCCGGGAGAACAAGATCAATACCCGCAAGCGTCTTGAGGACCTAGGGTTCAGCCCAATCCCTGTCTACCACCCGTTCAACGACGGGTGGGACTACTTCGACCACCTGGGTGAGAACTACGACCGCATCTGCTTTGGCAACATTGTGCAGGCTGACCGGCTGACCCGGCTGAGGCTGCTGGCCACGGCCTGGGAGCGTCGCCGCAAATATCCGGACTTGTGGATCCACCTGCTAGGCATGACGCCCAACGAGTGGCTGAACGCCTTCCCGGTAAACAGCTGCGACAGCAGCACCTGGCTACGGCTAGTGCGTTGGGCGACGGCGTTCCGAGCGCCGGTGGCGCTTAAGCCGTTCAGCACCCTGAGCAAGAATTTCACCTACGCCTACGACGCTGAGCCCGACGCCGCGAACGGCCACCAGAAGGCCAGGCAGCTGGGCGGCTACGACTCCCATTTCCTAGTGCAAAACTGGCGGGCCCTGGTGCGCGAGTACCAGGCGCTCGGCTGCGACCCTGGCCTCTACCGATGACACAATGCACAATCTTCGTCCGGTTCACCCAGCCGGGCTTCCATCACTGGCCCGAGCCCACCAAGGGGCGGGAGTACCTGGGCAAGCGCCATCGCCACCTATTCCACGTAGAGGTAAGTCTCAACGTCAACCACCACGACCGCGAGGTGGAGTTTCACGACCTGCTGGATTTCGCCCGCAACGCCTTCACGGGTGGCGAGCTGGGCGGTCAGAGCTGCGAAACGATGGCCCAGGCGCTGGGCGAAGAAATAGCCCGCCGTTTCGGGCGGGCTGTTCAGGTGACGGTGTCCGAGGACGGTGAAGTGGGAGCGGTGGTGCTCACTCCTCATCCGGCTGGTGCAGCTGGTGCGTAATGCCATGAGCTCCCATGCGCACCTCGGCCCAGTGGCCCAGCTCAAACGTGTAAATGATGGAGTCTTCGAACTCTTCGCAGCCTTCGATCCCAATCAGCTCGGGGTGTTGGGCCAGAAGTTCAAAAGCCACGTCGTCAGCGGCTTCAACAGTGAGGGGGGTAGTGACGGCCATCGCTGGCTCCTTTGCGGTAACGCCCAAATCTTCCACTCGAACCAGTGCCCATGACAAGCGCATCTGACACAATTCGTAACAGGCTGAAGGAAGGGGGTTTTCCCTTTGCGGCCAACGACAACATCGCCGCTTACCTGCTACCGGGTGAGCTGGAGGCCCTGGAGGTCGAGGTCCAGGCGCGGGTGCAGGACCTGCTGGACGCCTTGCTGGTGGACACAGTGAATGACCACAACACCCGCGAGACCGCGGGAAGGGTGGCCCGCATGTACCTGCGCGAGGTGTTTAAGGGGCGCTACCTGGCCCCACCCAAGGTGACCGACTTCCCCAACGCCAAGCACCTGGACGAGATTTACACCGTGGGCCCTATCACGGTGCGGTCGGCCTGCTCCCACCACCTGGTGCCCATAACGGGCCACTGCTGGGTGGGGGTGAAGCCCAGCGACCGGGTAATTGGGCTGTCAAAGTTCAACCGCCTGGTGGAGTGGGTAATGGCCCGCCCGCAGATCCAGGAGGAAGCGGCAATCATGCTGGCCGACACCATCGAGCAGCTGATCAAGCCTCAGGGCCTGGCGGTGGTAATCAAGGCGCAGCACCAGTGCATGACCTGGCGTGGGGTGAAGGACAACGACACCAACATGGTGACCAGCGTGATGCGGGGCTTCTTCCGCAAAGACGCCAAGGCCCGCCAAGAGCTGATGGAAATTCTGCGGGGGCAAGGGTTCTGATGACATACACAAGCACCAAGACCTACGGGCACGAGCTGGGCCTGAGCTGCTGCTTCCGCCAGTGGCGGGCCACCCATTCCCACTGCCGCTACCTTCACGGCTACGCAATCAGCGTTCGGCTGCAATTTGAAGCGGAATTGCTCGATACACGCAACTGGGTGGTGGACTTTGGCGGATTGAAAGACTTGAAGCAAGCCCTACAGGACACGTTCGATCACAAAACCGTGGTTGCCCACGACGACCCGCTGATGGACTGGTTTAACCGGGGTCACGAGCAGGGCCTCCTGGACATAGTGGTCCTAGACGACGTGGGGTGCGAGCGGTTTGCCGAGTACGTCTACCAACTGGCCACCAACTGGCTGGACCGCCACGGCTACGCCCCCCGGTGCCGTGTCTCCCTGGTTGAGGTGCGCGAGCACGGGGCCAATTCCGCCATTTACCAGCCATGAGAATTTTGACCTGGTCCGAATTTGATGAAGCGGTCTACCGCCTGGCCAGCGCCTTCGAGGGGCGGGCCTTCAACGGGGTTTACGGTTTCCCCCGAGGTGGGCTACCCCTGGCGGTGGCGCTGAGCCACTACTTGAAGTTGCCTCTGCTGAAGGAGCTGGAGCCCTACTGCCTGGTGGTAGACGACGTCTACGAGACCGGGCTAACCATCAGCCAGGCGCTGGACCACAAGGGTGTGGAGTGTGCCGTGTGGATTAGCAAGGCACCGCCAACATGGTTTAAGGCCGCGGAGGTGGTAACCACCGACGAGTGGCTGATTTTCCCCTGGGAGAACCCCTCAAACGCCACCACAGATGAGGACGCCTACCGTGCTTCGCGTTAATGAGATCTTCCCCACCATTCAAGGTGAGGCATGTTGGACTGGGATGCCGGCTACCTTTATTCGACTCCAAGGCTGCCCCGTTGGATGCAGCTGGTGCGACACGAAGCACACCTGGCCTGAAGGCCACGAGCGCAAGAAGGTGAGCATTGATGAGCTACTTAAGAAGGTGGACCCTGCCCCAACTTGGGCCGAGATGAGCCCCGACAAGGTAGTCACGGTGGTCAGCGACTATCAGCCCCGGCACTTTGTAATCACCGGGGGCGAACCGCTGGCGCAGAACATCTGGATCCTTACCGCCAAGCTGCAAACGCTGGGAACCGTGCAGGTGGAAACCAGCGGCACCTACCCAGTGCATGTAGCCCCTGGCACCTGGGTGACCGTTAGCCCGAAGCTCAACATGGGCGGCGGGCTTACGGTGCTCGACCAGGCGCTTAACGATGCCGACGAGATAAAGATGCCTGTAACCGGGCAGCACGACATCGACAACCTGGTGGCCCTGCTGGACGGACGTAAGCCGAAGTCGGTGTGGCTCCAGCCGGTGAGCCAGGGCGTAGAGGCGACGGCGTTGTGCGTTCAAGCCTGCCTCGAGCACCGGTGGCGGCTGTCGATCCAAACCCATAAGTACGTGGGGGTACGATGAGCAAGTGCCCGCCCTTGATGGTGCTTACCTGGGCGGGCCTCGAGGCAGCGGTCGATTTGATTGCGGCTCAGTGCAACCACCGAGACCGCAACGGGGTCTACGGGTGCAGCTCCCACGGGCTGGTGCTGGCGGTAACGCTCAGCGAAAGGCTGTCGCTACCACTCCTGCAAAATCCAACGCCAGGCATGATCCTGGTCGATGCCGTGGTCGACGACCGCAGCATATTCATCCAGCTTGCCAACACCTTTAACGACGTGGACCCCTGGGCGTGGGTTGACGCCACCAGCGACAAGAAGGTGAGCAGCGTCATCAAGCTGGACGGGGCCTGCGCCACGGTCGTGATGCCCTGGCAGGACATCCCGGCCAACTGCCGGGAGCCGTTCCTTACAGGCTTCCACGACTAAGTTCCCCCTACACACCAGGCAACAGAGGTGACATCGGTTCCCGAATACGCTCAGCACCGGGGGATCAGCCCCCAGGCTGTGCGCAAGGCGATCAAGGAGGGCCGACTAAGCAAGTCGGTTACGGAGGTCAATGGCCAGCGGGTAATCGACGTGGTGCTCGCCGACGTGGAGTGGAAGCAGAACACTCAGCACAGCAAGCGCCGCCCGCCCGAGGTAATTAACGCAGGCAAGGCCGCTGCCCAGGGCCTGGCCCCACCCATGCAGCCCCAGGGCGCTGGTGTGGAGCTGAACTACAGCAAGGCTCGGGCGGTGCGCGAGCACTTTGCGGCCAAGATGGGCGAGTTGGAGTACCGCGAGAAAGCGGGCCAGCTGGTGCGAGCGGACGAGGTGAAGAACGCCACCTTCAAGACCATGCGGCTGTTCCGCGATGCGGTACAGAACATCCCAATCCGGGTGGTAAACGAACTGGCTGCCATAGTGGGCGACGTGGCCCCCGAGCGCCGTCACGAAATGATGCAAGTGATGCAGCGCGAGATCGATCAAGCTCTGGAGCAAATCTCAGGAAGCAATGGCCCTCGCTGACGCCTACACCCTCGTGTGGTCGGTGGCTTCAGAGGCCATTCACCCAGACCCTGTGCTCACGGTGAGCGAGTGGGCGGACCGCCACCGGATGCTTAGCCAGCGGGCTAGCGCCGAGCCCGGTCGGTGGCGCACCGACCGCACCCCGTACCTGCGCGAGATCATGGACTGCCTTAGCTCCACCAGCGCGGTGGAGAAGGTGGTGTTCATGAAAGGGGCCCAGGTGGGCGGTACGGAGGCAGGAAACAACTGGCTGGGCTACTGCATTGACAACTGTCCGGGGCCGATGCTCATGGTGCAGCCAACAGTGGAGATGGCAAAGCGCAATAGCAAGACGCGCATCGCCCCGCTGATCGAGGAATCGCCAACGCTGCGGGAGAAAGTGCGTGACCCGCGCAGTCGGGACAGCAGCAACAGCCTGCTGGCTAAGGAGTTTCCGGGGGGCGTGGTCGTTATGGCTGGAGCCAACTCAGCGGCGGGCCTGCGTTCAATGCCGGTTCGGTTCCTGTTTCTGGACGAGCCTGACGCCTACCCTGGAGATGTTGATGGCGAGGGCGATCCGTGCACGCTGGCTGAGGCTCGGACGCGGACGTTCAGCCGGCGCAAGATCTTCTACGTGAGCACACCGACGCTGGCAGGACGCAGCCGCATAGAGCGCGAGTTCATGGACAGCGACATGCGGTTTTTTGAGGTGCCGTGCCCGTTGTGCGGCACCTACCAGCAGTTGGTGTGGCCGCAAATGAAGTGGGTAGAGGGGCACCCAGAAACGGCACGGTATCAGTGCGCGCACTGCAACGGCGAGTTTGAAGAGCATCACAAGAACAAGATTCTTGCTCGTGGGCAGTGGGTTGCGCAAAACCCCGAGGGGAAGTGGCGCGGCTACCACATCAGCACGCTGTATAGCCCTCTTGGTTGGTTCAGCTGGCAGCAGTGCGTAGAGGCTTTCCTGCAGGCGCGCAAGAGCGATGAGGCAATGCGCGTTTTTCAAAACACAACCCTGGGACTTACCTATGCCGACACCGGTGAGGCGCCGGATTGGGAGCTGTTGTACGGCCGGCGGGAGAGCTACCCAATAGGCCAGGTGCCTGAACCGGTTGTGTTCCTAACCGCTGGCATCGACGTGCAGAAGGATCGCATCGAGCTAGAGGTAGTGGGTTGGGGCTGCAACCTTGAGAGTTGGTCGATTGACTACACGGTGCTTCACGGTGACACCGCCTCAGATGAGGTGTGGGAACAGCTAAGCGAGGCGATACGTCATGACTACGGGCGGGCTGATGGGATGAGGTTGCCGATCAGGATGGCGGCGGTGGACACCGGCTTCCGCACCCAGGAGGTCTACCGGTGGGTGAAGTCTCAGAGCGCGCTGCAGGTCATGGCGGTAAAGGGCCGTGAGCAACAGGCGACGATCATCAGCCAGCCGAGTACGGTTGAGGTGACGATCCGCGGCAAGCGCATCAGGGGCGGTATCAAAGTGTGGCCCGTGGGGGTGAGCGTGGCCAAGTCAGAGCTCTATGGGTGGCTCCGCCGTAAGTTGCCTGAAAACCTGGACGACGGATTGCCCTTTGGCTGGTGTCACTTCCCACAGCACCCGGAAGAGTGGTTCAAGCAACTGACTGCTGAGGCCTTAATAAGCCGGATTGTGCGCGGCTATCAGAAATATCAGTGGGAAAAAACCCGCGACCGCAACGAAGCCCTGGACTGCCGCGTATATGCACGGGCCGCTGCAATGGCTGTTGGTGCTGATCGCTGGGACGCTAAGCGGTGGGAGCATGAGCGCGGACTGGTGCCAGGTCGTCCTGCCAATGCAGCGCAAACCAGCAACAAACCAGTCGAAACTACGGTCAAACGGCGCAGAAGCAACTTTCTTTGAGCCGATAGCATGATCAAAGGAGGTTGATCGAATGTCTATGTTCAGCCAAGCCGGCCTAGCCGCCATCGAAGAGGCCATCGCCGGTGGCTATCTCAAGGTCAAATACGACGACAAGGAGGTCACCTACCGGAGCCTCGATGAGCTGCTCAAGGTGCGCGACATGATCCGCGCACGCCTTGGGCAAGGCACCCGCAGCCGCAAATACTTCAGCACACAGAGGGACTACAAATGAACGCGCTGGATCAGATCATTGCCAGCGTCAACCCGCAAGCTGCGCTGCGCCGGCAGCGTGCCCGCCTGCAGCTTGACGCCTTGCGCCGCTATGACGGCGCCAGCCGGGGCCGCCGTACCGAAGGCTGGCTGACGCAGGGCACAAGCGCCGACGCAGCCGCCGGCCCAGCCTTGAAAACCTTGCGCGACCGCAGCCGCGACCTTGTGCGCAACAATCCATACGCCGCCAAAGCGGTCGCAGTGATTGTCAGCAACACTGTCGGCACTGGCATTCTTGGCCAGGCCCGCGCCGTGCGCAGTCGGCGTCGCAGTCAGCAGCTGACTGATTTACTGAGCAGCTGGGCCAATGACCCGCAACAGTGCGACTACCACGGGCGCATGGATTTTGCTGGCTTGCAAGCCCTGGCGATGCGTTGCGTGGTGGAGTCAGGTGAAGTTCTAATTCGCCGGCGCACCGCAATCAGCAGCAGCAATCAGCGGGTGCCCCTGCAGCTGCAGATCATGGAGCCAGACATGTTGGATGACTCCCACGACGGAGCCGGTGATGACGGCAGCTTCACGCGGGAGGGCATTAAGCACGACGCCAACGGCCGCCGCCTTGGCTATTGGTTGTATGACGAGCACCCTGGTGAAAATCATGTAAGGGTGCGCGGCTTCGGTAGCAGCTTTGTAGGCAATGACCAGATCATCCATGTATTCCGGCAGGACCGCCCACATCAAACCAGAGGGGTTCCCTGGGCATCCCCGGTAATCATTCGTTTGCGTGATTTTGATGATTACAGCGATGCGCAGTTGCTTAAGCAAAAGATTTCTGCTTGTTTTGCCGGATTCCTGGTGGACACCGAAGCGCCCGACGCAGGCATGGGCGCCGAACTAATTGACAAGCTAGAGCCCGGTGCGCTGGAAATTCTGCCCCCTGGCAAGGACATTCGTTTCGCATCGCCGCCCAGCGTTGGCGAGTTTGACAAGATCACACGCGAATACTTGCTACAAATTGCCGCAGGTTTTGGAATTACATACGAGGCACTCACTGGCGACTTAAGAAACACCAGTTTCAGCAGCGGGCGCATGGGCTGGCTGGAGTTTCACCGCAACGTTGAGGCCTGGCGGTGGCAGATGTTAGTTCCGCAAATGCTAAGTCCAATTTGGAACTGGTTTGTGCAGGCTGGCAGCGTGAACGGCGTGCGGCTTGAAGGCATCGTTGCGCATTGGACGCCGCCGCGCCGTGAACTGATAGACCCGGCCAAGGAAATCGAAGCAACAAAGAAAGCGGTCCGTGCCGGGTTCATGTCGCTAAGCGAAGCCATCCGTGAATACGGCTACGAACCTGAAGAAGTCTTTGACGAAATGGCTGAGGACAACGAAGCCCTGGACCGCTTAGGACTTATCCTGGACAGCGACCCCCGGCAGGTCAGCGGCAGCGGCCAGCTCAACGGTGCAGCTCAAGCCGACGCCGCAGCACTGACGGCTGACGAACCCAAAGATGATTAACCTTAGAATCAAACCGCCGGGAAGTTCGCAATGAGCGATCTGCTCCAAACTCGGGCGCTGTTTGCACCTGACACCATTGACGCGGAAGCGCGGACTGTGGAAGTCGTGTGGACTACTGGCGCCCGTGTGGCCCGTTCCGGTATTGAAGGCCCCTACATGGAGGAGCTTTCAATGGACGCCAAGGCGATCCGTATGGATCGCCTGAACGCCGGGGCCCCGCTGCTGAACAGTCATAGCGCCTCTGACCTCCGCGACATCGTGGGGGTCGTTGAGCGTGCCTGGCTGGACGGCAACGAAGGCCGCGCCGTAGTGCGGTTTTCCAGCCGCGATGACGTTGAGCCCATCTTCCGGGATGTGCGCGATGGCATCATCAGGTCCATTTCGGTGGGCTACCGCGTCTGGAAATACGAGCGCGTTGAAGAGGGCAAAACCCCTGTGATGCGTGCTGTGGACTGGGAGCCCCATGAACTCTCTCTAGTCCCAATCCCTGCAGATGCAGGGGCCCAGGTGCGCTCAGATGAGCCGCCTACAGTTCACAATGAGCCTGTAAAGGACACCAGCCCAATGGAAGACACCCGCGAACTGGAGGTCGCTGCTCCTGAGCCCCCTGTGGCCCAGGACCGCGCTGCCTCCACCGAGGACATCCAGGCTGTCATCGCTGCTGAGCGTCGTCGGGTGGCGGAAATCCGCCGTTCCGTTCGCGCCGCTGGGCTGGATGACTCCCTGGCCGACAAGCTGGCAGAAGATGGCATCGCCATCGATGAAGCCCGCAAATGCATCATCGACAAAATGGCAGAGCGCGAAGCCGCTGCACCCACCCGTACTCACGTGCAGGTGCTGGCCGACGAAGGCCAGAAGCGCAGCGAGTGCATGACCGCCACCCTGGAAGCCCGTTGTGGCCTCCGTGAGTGGGACGATCAGGCACGCGCCTACGGCCACAGCAGCCTGATTGACATGGCCAAGGACGCACTCGTGCGCTCTGGTCAAAGCCTGGTAGGCATGAGCAAGTCGGAAATCGCCGGCCGTGCAATGCACAGCACCAGCGACTTTCCCAAGCTGCTGAGCAACATTGCTCGGAAGACCCTGGCAAACGCCTATGCCGAAGAGCAGCAAACCTTCCGCCCGATTGCACGTCAGCGGAACTTGCCTGATTTCAAGCCCGTTTACGAGCTTGAAATTGCCGGCCAAATCACCCCTGAGCCCCTGCTCGAAGGCGGTGAATACAAAGCCGCAACCGTTAAGGAGCAAGAAAGCTCCTGGCGGATCTACACCTACGGCAAGAAAATCAGCGTCACTCGCCAGCTCATCATCAACGATGATCTGGATGCCCTCAGCCGCATCCCTTCGATGATCGGCCGTGGTATGAGCCTGTTTGAGTCAAACGAAGTGTGGAAGCTCATCACTTCCAACGCGAAGATGGCTTACGACGGTAAGGCGCTATTCCATGCCGACCACGCAAACCAGGGCACCGGGGTTATCGGCGAAGCTGCAATTTCTGCAGCCCGCAAGGCCCTGCGCAATCAGAAGGACATTGCCGGCAACCGTATCAACCTGCGGCCGCGCTTTATGCTCCTGCCGACCAGCCTGGAAACTGCGGCTCAAAAATTCTTGAGCCCCATTCAGCCAAACACCACCGGCGACGTAAACATCTTCACCGGTTCCATGTCGTTGATCGTTGAGCCCCGCCTCGATGACGCCAGCGAAGTCGTGTACTACGTCTCCGCTGATCCCGCCCAGATCGACATGATCGCCTTCGGTTATCTTGACGGCGAGGCTGGCCCCCAGGTTGAAACCGTTAACGAGCGCGATCCTGATGGCACTTGCATCTACGCCCGCCTCGACTTCGGCTGCACCCTGTTAAACCACAGGGGCTTTTACAAGTCCACCGGCGCCTGAGGACCTGAATCATGAAAAACTACGTTCAAAACGGCTGCAACGTTGACATCACTGCCCCCTATGCGGTGAGTAGTGGCGGCGGCGTTCTTGTGGGCGCTTTGTTTGGAGTTGCCGTTGCTGACATCGCCAATGGCGAAGTCGGCGCGATTGCTACTGAAGGCGTCTACAGCCTGACTAAGGCCACCGGCGCTGGTACAGATGGTGTTCAAGGTGCTGTGGCCTACTGGGACAACAGCGCCAAGAAAGTGACAGGCGTTGCTGCAAGCAACACCGTCATTGGACACTTTCTCGTAGCTGCCGCAACTTCTGACGCTGCTGCCACTGTGCGCCTCAGCGTTTGATGCTGAACGATCTTGCCAACCGCGCTCTTCGCGCCTGCATCAACGTGATGGGGGAACCCGCCAC